AATAAATGGCAATAACAAAAGTAACAAATAGCTTAGTAGCTACAAACGCAATCCAAGGTACGCTTATAGCGGACAACGCTATCACGTCTGTACATATTGCGCAGAACCAAGTTACTTCTGTACAAATACCAGATGGAAGTATAACTTCTACACAACTAGCAGCAAACTCTGTAGATACTGCGGAACTTATATCAGGAAGCATAGATGCAATACATTTAGCTTCTGATTCTGTAACTACAGCAAAGATACTAGACGCAAACATAACAACAGCAAAAATAGCAAATAATGCTATAACATCTGCACTTATACCAGACGGCTCAATAACAGACACACAATTAGGTAGTGGTGCCTTTACAATGGGCAACATTACAACAACAGGTTCTATAAGAGGGCCTGCATCATTAACAATCGACCCCGCTACAGTGGGCGATAACACAGGAACAGTAGTCATTGCAGGAAATCTCCAAGTCGATGGAACTACAACAACAGTAAATTCTACTACTTTAGATGTAGTAGATAAGAATATTACTTTAGGAAAAGGAGGAAGCGCGTCAGCAAACAATGGTGGTGGAATAACTATTGATGGAGCTGATGCAACTATACTATATACTCATTCTGGTACTAAATGGTCATTTAATAAAGATATAGAAGTTAGTAAAGTAAATACAAATACAGTAAATAATGTGGGTAATACTGCAAATATAATTTATAGAACTTCAACACATACAATTGTAGGTAATAATGCTAGTGCTTTAGTAGTACAAGATGGTGGAAATATTGGTATGGGAACTACTTCACCAAAAGTTTTAAGTGGTCAAAGAAGTTTAACTATTAATGCTACTGTTCCAAGAATTGATTTTAAAGTAGGAGATGCATTTAAACATGCAGTAATAGCTGAAGCTGAATACATATCAATTTCAGCAGACCCTGATAACAACCAAGCTAACTCTAGAATTCTATTTGCAGTGGATAGTGCTACAAGAATGACATTAGATTCTTCAGGAGATGTGACTATAGCAGATGGAGACTTATATTTAGGGGGTGGTACAGGTCAAACTTTTATGCAAATAGCGTCAGGTACTTCAGGTGCAAAAACATGGAGAATATATAATGGTATCTCATGGAATCCAGACGCACTACTAATTTATAATCATACCAATGATTCTACAGCACTTACTATAGAACCTGAAAAACTAGGTGTTAATAGAGGTGCATCTAGTCTTACTCAAAGTTTTGAAGTAGGTGGAACAGGATTATTTACAGGTATTGTAGCTATTAACAAAGGAATAAATGCTTCAGTAGGTTTAAGTGTTGGTTCAGATGCAAATAGCGCAACTTCTTATGGATTAGAAGTATGTGACTCAAGTAGTCAAACAAGATTTTTAATAGATGGAGCTGGAAGTCAAAGATTTTATGGCAGTGATAACTCTGAAACAGCAAGATTTACAAACGGTAAACTTGGTATAAATAGAGACCCTGGAGTTGAGTTAGATATAAAAAGAAAAACAAATGCAACTCCTTTGAGAGTTGGTTCAGAAGGTGGCCAAGGTAGAGCAATGGTATTTGCTGATGTGGCTTCTACCCCAACCAAATACAATTGGATAGCAGGCTCACAATATACTTTAGACAACGCATTTGAAATTACTCCATCAACAGCAGTTGGTGGTTATACATTTAGTAACCCAGCCATAGTAGTTAAAAATAATGGTCACGTAGGTATTGGCGGTATAAGTGCATTAAACTCTAAGTTTAATGTTTTTGGTGATGGTGAGGTGCTTAGAGTCGATGGAACTGGTAATACATCAAGAACAATAAGATTTAGAAACGTAGGAGTAAATGGTTCATCAAATGGTATTATAATGTCAGATGGAACATTACAGTTAAAGAATGAAGATGCAAATGCTGCGATATACCTTAACTCTGTAAGAGATATTGAATTCCAAACAACATCTGGAAACGGCACTGCAGGACATATGAGATTCTACTCATACAATACACAAATTATGCATATTGATGGTGCTAATAATCGAGTTGGTATTAGAACAGATGATCCAAGCGCACATTTAACTGTATTTGATACTACGTCACCGCAACTTTCTTTAGATTATGGTGGTGGCAGTAATAATGGCGGAAGTATAAATTTTAACTTGATAAATGCAGGTGTGCCCGATGCTTTAACTACGCAAATAAAAGTAATAGATGATGGTGCTTACAGACAACATTTAACATTTTTAACAAAAACATCAGGTGCAGCAAGCTCTGGTATGAGTGAAAGAATGCGTATTACTTCATCAGGAGAAGTTGGAATTGGTCTTGGAAGTAGTAATCCTCAAGGAAGATTAGAAATTCGTGTTCAAGAAGGTGAAGGCGGAGTCATGATAGGCAGTAGTAGTTCAACTGCTAACCAAAATAAAACACAAATGTTACAGTGCGCAAGCACATTAGGTGGGAGTAATGTATGGAAAGATGTTGCTTATATAGGACATTCAGGTACTTTTAGAATTCTTGGAAAATCTATACAAAGCGGAAGCTCTGCTTATGGTGGTGCCTCAACAGATGCAACTGTTTCAGTTCAATATGGCTCAGCTTCAGTGACTCATCATCACCAACAATATATAGGTATGAATGGTGGAGATGTAACAGGTAATATGGAATATCGTTATTTAAATAGTGGAGCAACAAACGGTAACTATCGACTACAAGTTCGTGTGCCTTATAGCGGTGGAACACATATAGTTTACACTTCAATAACAGGAATAAGTCACGATGAAATATACGAAGACGATGCATAAAAGGAATAAATAATGGCAAACACAAAAATACCATCAGAACTAGTAGCGATTAACGCTATACAAGGCACTTTAATTGCTGATAATGCGATTACTGCCGTACACGTAGCGCAGAATCAAATTCACTCAGTTCAACTAGCAATTAACTCAGTAACAGCTACTCAGATAGCTGACGGCACAATCACATCAGCAAAAATAGCAGACGGAACAATAGTTACCGCAGATATAGCTGATGGTCAGATTACAACTGGTAAAATTGCAGATAGTTCTGTAACTACAGGTAAGATAGCAGCAGGTACAATACTCGGTGGAGACATAGCAAACAATGCCATTCTTACACAGCACATAGACGACAATCAAATAACAGCAGACCAGATAGCAGATAACGCAGTTGGTTTAGGTCAACTTGCAAGTTTATCTAGAGGAAGTATAATATATGGTGACTCAGCAGGAAACCCTGCATATTTAGCTGCCGGGTCAAGTGGTCATGTACTTACATCAGATGGAACAGATATATCATGGACAGCAGATACTGACCTTTTCTTAGCTTCGAGCGGTGGAACAATAACTGGTGATTTAACAATATCAGAAGCGACTCCTACTTTAAAATTTACAGATACTGATAATAATTATGATGCAACTATTGCAGGTCTCAGTGGCTCATTAGTATTAACAGCTGATTCAGGTGCTGAATTTGGAACAGAAACAATACAATTTCATACGGGTGGCTCATCAACACTAACTCTAGATGCTTCACAAAATGCTACTTTTGCAGGAACAGTAACAGTAGCTCAAAATATACTTTCTACCTCAGGGGCTCCTTTGGTTCTATCTGCAGCAGGTGGTGGGTCAAACATAGAACTTTATGCAAATGGTACAGCATTTATTGATGCAACATCAACTTCTTTTAGAGGAACAAATGGTTCAGGTACTGGAAATATATCAGCAGGAACTATATCTGGAACTTTATCTTATGTAGGGTCTGGAAGTTTTCCAGTAACACCTAATACTAATGCAAATGACTTAGTGGTTTTTGGTACTGGTAGTCATGGTATATCAATTCTTTCAGGAACAAGTAGCGATGGAAATATATTCTTTGGAGATTCAGGTGGTGATGTAAGAGCAAAAATACAATATTCACACAACGGTGATTATATGACCATAATGAGCCCGGGTCTTTTTCAATTATTAGCGAGCGGAGATATGACTATAGATGCGGCAGGAGATATTAATCTTGACGCTGATGGTGGAGATATACAATTAAAAGATGGAGGTGTAGCTACAGGTAGATTAGGTCTTGAAAACGGCGATTTAAATATCGCTAGTATGAGGTCAAACTATGATATAGTATTTAAAGGAAATGACTCCGATACAGGCATAATGACTGCTATGAAGCTTGACATGTCAGATGCTGGTACAGCTCACTTTGAAAATAATGTATATGTAAACTCAAGTATTTATGTGGGAGATGACGTTCGATTAAGTTCAGATAGTAATGGAGAACTTGGAGTAGGCTATGGTCAAACAGCTACTAATAATAGATTTACAGTATATAATAATACTGCAGCTGCATTTAGAGTTTTACCTAATGGTAACGTTGGTATCGGACCAACGGCTCCATTAGGAAAATTACACGTAAGAGATGGCTCTGCCCAATCTGGCATATCTCATACTTATATTTATGATGCTTCTGCTATTAGTATAGAAGCAACTGAACCTTCTTTACAACTAATGGCTGAAGATTCTGGTACTCATGGTGGTAGTCTTTTATGGAGATACGGAAATAACGCGTTTGCCGCAATAGCAAACCCTACAACTGACGCAATAGATTTTACTTATGGTGTATCTACAGCGAATGATTTTCAGGTACATTCTGGCACTAATATGTCGAGTTATAAGAAGATAATGTCTATAGGGGGCGATGGCAACGTTGGAATCGGAACGGATGACCCTAAAAATATTCTTGATTTAGGAGTTGCTACTACCGGAAGAGGAATAACTTGGACTAACTACTCTAATGTTTTTTCTGAATACAGTAATGCTTCTGCATGGATTAGTAGTAATTTTTATGGAAATTCAGGTGCTTCAGGGTATAAAGTAGGTTCAACAGGCACTTTTGGTGCTGCAGCAATACGTGTACATGGAACAGGAGGAGGCAGCAATGGCGGAATAATACAATTCTTTACAGATGCTAGTGCCAGTAAAACAGCAGATAATGCTTTCACTCCTACAGAAAGAATGAAAATTAATGAACACGGTAAAGTGTTTATTGGTACAAATAGTACTGTTGACGATTGTTTAGATATAGGTAACACTAATAGAGATAGTGCTGTAAATATGTCAAAAGCAAGTGGTGGAGCAGTTACTAGAGAAGTATTGAGATTTAATGGGCCTTTTCGAGCAGGAGTTGCAACAGGAGGACATCATACATATATCCATGGGGGTGGTACTACTTATTTAGAAGTAGAAGATTCAGGCAGAGTTTTAGCAACGAATACAACAACAGCAGCAGGTCCAGTATACACATTCCAGGGAGATGATAATACTGGATTATATAGTCCTGCAGCAGATACTGTAGAACTAGCAACAGCGGGTGTTAGAGGCTTATCAGTTCAACCAGACTCATCTATTTTAGTAGGTGCTACTATGGGTAGTGTTCAAGCTACTCAAAAGTCAGGAAAGATAGCAGGTAAAGCTACACCAAATGTAATGGAATGGGACTTACCAAGAAGTAATACATCTTATCAACATGGAGACAGTGTTTCAGGATTTAGTAGTGCTTATGGCCTAAGTTATGGATTAAATGGGGACTCAAATGCCAATAAATGGAAACTAGGTGAGGGTCCAAGTGGATGTACTGAATGGCTATGGGCTGGTATCTCCGCAGGAAGCACAGGCGCTTCTGGTGGTTGGGGAACAGGTACTATATCTATTGATAATAATTACTCATACCTATTTGTGTTATGGGTAAAAAGAGTAAGCTCAGCTAATACAGGTACATATTATCATGGAACTGGTGGTGTTGTTGATGCAAGTGGAAACAGTCTTGGTAATCCATACATGACAATTTGCGGTACAGGAACTCTACCACTAAATGTTTGGTGTGTGGATATACAACCAATTCACGCATGGCATATGACAGCAAATGTGCAAATGGGAAATCAGGGATTATTTAGAACAGATACAGGAGCAAGACTACAGCAACACTCAGGGCAATTTAGTGGTGTAAATATATTCAGAGCTGGAAGTTCTTCAAATCAGAGTCATAATATCAGTCACAGAACATACTTATATTATCCAACTGCAAGTGATGGAACAGAATTACATTGGGCCTGTCCTAGATTATATAGAATTGATGGTTCTCAACCATCGGCAGCAGAATTAATTAGTGGCGAAATGAATGCTGCAGTAGCGGGGATGAGTTAATGGCAACACATAAATTAGATAAAGGACAAAAATTATTTCCAAACCCAGGCGGAACTGACACAGATTTATCTGGAGACGATAGATATGCTTTCTTCGAGTTAAGAGCAGCAGAAGATTTGGCTCAATTGAGAGATGAAAGAAATAGAAAATTAGCAGAAACAGATTTTATGGCAAATTCAGATTACGCAATAACAGATGCTTGGAAAACATACAGACAAGCACTAAGAGATATAACAAGCTCATACAAAAACTTATCAGAAGTAGTATGGCCTACAAAACCGAGTTAAGGATAAATAATGGCAAACACAAAGATACCAAGTGAACTAATCGCAGACAGTTCGATAACAGCCGCAAAATTAGCGGACGGAACAATCACGACTGCTGATATTGCAGACAGTAATGTTACTACTGCAAAAATTGCAGATAGTAATGTAACTACTGCAAAGATAGGTGATGCCCAAGTAACGACAGCTAAGATTACAGACGCAAATGTGACAACTGTAAAGATAGCTGACGACGCAGTAACAACTGCTAAAATGGCAAGTAATTCTGTTACTTCAGATACTATTGCCTCGGGCATAACTTTAGCTGGTAACACTACTTTTAGTGGAAATATACTAAAAGATTCAGGAGATTTAACACTCGATGTGCCAGGAGCAATTACTTTAGATGCTGGTACTGGAGGAACTGGAATAGTTTTTGCAGATGATGGAACAAGTTTTGGTAGTTTAAAAGGATTACCTGCAGCACCTACAAGACTTATAGTAAATTCTGCAGCTACAGCAGGTTATCTATCTGTTGCAGGAACGGAATATTTTGCATGGAATACTACTGATATTCGTCCAGCTCAATCCAATATGAACTTAGGCGTAGATGGTGCATCTTGGAATGATTTATATATAACAGGAGATATAAAAACTACTTCAGGAGACCTTACACTCGATGTAGCAGGAGATATTAATCTAGATGCGGATGGTGGTAGTGTATTTTTTAAAGATGCAGGAACTGAATTTTTTAAAGTTCGCAAAGTTGGTACTACTCATGTACAATTATATTCTGCTCAAAACAATGTTGATATAAAATTTGAAGGTGTTGATGATGGTGTAGGTTTTGCAGCCTTGACTCTTGATATGTCAGAGGCAGGTGCGGCTACTTTTAATTCGACTGTTACCTTAACAAACACACTATCAATAAATGGCTCCACTGCTCAAGCATTTCTACAAACTAGTAGTAATGTTTTTCAGATTGGTACATCTTCAAATGACCCAGTAGATTTCTACGCAAATAATACTCGCCATATGAGTTTAAGGTCTGATGGTGAGTTCATCGTTAATGAGCAGGGAAATGCAGAAGGAGATTTTAGAGTTGAGTCAGATACTAATACTCATGCACTATTTGTTGATGCCAGCGAAAATACAGTTGGAATTGGAACAGATAGTCCAACAAAGTTACTCCATGTAAATGGTCAAGCACAATTTGAAAACAATATTATTTTAAATGAAAATACTCCAGCTTTGGTTATCCCAAATGGAGATTTTAGGCTATTTACTGGTGGCTCAGAAACATTAAGAGTAACTTCAGGAAGAAATTTACAATTTATTGCTAAAACAACAAACTTTGAAAGTCCAGGATTTACTTATCATACAAATAATTATCTATACCTAAGAGGAGGAACTTCAGGATTAATTTTATCTGACGATTCTGGGATTAATACTATACAAATTATTGATGGCTCAAGTGGGTATATTAATTTTGAAACTAGTGATGGCTCATCAAAAATGCATCTTGCTAGTGATGGCGCCCTAACTTTAAAACCTAATGGTATAACTACAGGATTACGATTACAAGGTCGTTCATCAGATAATAATTTCTATATTCAATTTAAAAGTAATGATGGAAATACTACTTATTCATCAATAGGTACAGATAGCGCAAATACTGCTCTTTTCTATCAATCAAATACTCACAAATTCCAAAATAGTGCTAGTAATATTACTTATATGACTATTGATTCTTCAGGCAATGTTGGAATTGCTGCTATTCCTTCAGGAGAAGCTGCTGCTGCTCATGTTGTAAGACTAGGTGATAAAGTATGTATTGCTGAATATGACGATGGCTCTAATCCTGAACAGTTTAATCTTTTCCATAATTCAGATTCTTCTGAAACATATATAGAAACAGGTTATGCAACAAATATTCAACAAAGAAATGGTGAAATAACTTTTAAAACTGCTGCATCAGGAAGTGCAGGAGCTGCTATTACCTTTAGTGACAAACTAAAAATACTTAATAATGGCAATGTTGGTATCGGTACAACGACGGCTCCATTAGGAAAATTATCTGTTGGTGCAGGTTCAATAAATGACGCAGGACTACCAATACAAATAAGTACAGGTGCAGATGGAACACAAGCTTGGTATGCAGTCAATAGAAATGGTGCTTATGGAGCTTTATTTGGTTACTCAGCTAGTTCAACTTATAAAGGGCTAGTACTTAGAAATGTTGTTTCAAGTGGAACAGCTAATGCGGACGGCATTTCTTTCATGACGAACAATAGTTCTATGCGTATGCATATTACAGGCGATGGCAAAGTTGGTATTGGAACAGATGACCCATACAGCAAGTTACAGGTATCAGGTACAGTCTCATCAGGTACAAATACAAAACCCACTCACGCTGTTTATGATAATAGCGGTAATATGAAATCTTTTGAGCATGTGTTTAGTGCTACTAAAGGCACAGCATCAGGAGCATTAAATAAAACGTTAGTAGATGTGAGCGGTCTTAGTAATTTTCATCAAGCTATTTTTATAGTAGAATATGCCACTAGATTACAGGCTGTGAGTGATTCTACAACAGGATTTGTGCATAGAGTGTATGCACTTAATAGATTTAATGGGGGCAATTTAAATGTCACAGAAACAACCGCAATAGCAGGAAGCAGTAATTCTTTAGCTCACGCATTAGTTAATGTCGAGATAGTAAGTAATACACAATATAGAATAAGAGTAGAGTTTAGTAACTCTATCACTTCTTCAAGCTTTGCGTCTGGCACAATTAGAGCATATGGAGCTTCGGATTACTTTCCGACTATATCCTTTGCAGAAGGAATGGGGAATACATAATTTCCGACAAGGAAGTAATAAAAAACCCGCACTAGGCGGGTTTTTCGTTTTATGAACCTTCGTCTACTGGTTCTGCTTCGACCTCATTAGGGTCTTTATCAATGACTTGCTCGAGTCTACTTGTGTAGCCTTCTTTAGCTAATAGTAATCTGTCATGTTGAATTTTAGCTGAAACTAAGTCCTGCTCTAATCCCTGTAACATTTGTACTATAACTTTTGCATCGTCATGCAGTTCCGAGATGATGTATTTTTTGTCGTTAAACATTAATACTGGCTCGCTGTTGGTTACTTCTGTCATTTTTTTCTCCTTATCCAAAAATGTCTTGCCAATTTCCTTGAGTTGTACTTTTAGCGTACTCTGTCGCGCGATTCTCAAAGAAGTTTGTGTGTTCCACTGCATTAATCTGTTGGTCCAACCATGGTAATGGATTTTCAGTACTGTGGAAGATTGCTTTCATACCGAGACCTAAGAGTCTTCTGTCTGCGATATACCTTATATACTCTTTCACTTCACTAGCTGTTAAGCCCTCGATGTCTGCGTTTTCAAAACAAACATCAATAAAACTATCTTCTAGTTCTACTACTCGTTCTGCTGCACAGTATACTTCGTACTTTAACTTGTCTGTCCAGAGTTCTGGATTTTCAGCTATAAAAGTTCTGAATAGTTTGGACATTCCCTCTACATGTAAAGTTTCGTCCCTTATAGACCATGTTACAATTTGTCCCATGCCCTTCATCAAATTGTGCCTAGGCAGATTTAAAAGTATAGCAAAACTACTAAATAGTTGTACTCCTTCTGTAAATCCACTATAGACAGCCATTGTTTTTGCCATTTCATGCTTATCTCTCATATTAAAATCTGTTAGATACTCATGTTTATCTGACATTGCTTGAATCTCAGTAAATTTTTGATATTCATCTTCCGATTTACCAAGAGTTTCCAGTAATAATGAATAAGCTTCTTGATGCACTGCCTCCATAGCGGCAAAGCTAACAAGCATCATTCTTATTTCTGGCTGCTTGAATGTTGGTAGATAATGCTTAGCATATCCACAACACACATCTACATCAGCTTGTGTAAAAAACCTAAATATATTATCTACTAAGGCTCTATTAGCTGGTGTTAGTTTTTCTTTATAATCCTTTATATCGTCTTGCAACGGTACTTCTTCAGGCATCCAATGCATTTGTTGTTGTTTTTTATACATTTCAAATGCCCAAGGGTAGTTAAAGGGTTTATAATAGTCTCTTTCTTCTAATAAATTCATTATTACCCCTCGCAACTTAGACAATCTGATTGTTCAAAGATTATCTCTCGTTTTGCTTGGCTTGCTACATTATCTGCTCTACCAATAGCTTCGCTACGTAGGTAGTACAAAGTTTTCATATTTTTAGCCCATGCTAACATATGTACATTGTGCAAGTCCCCTTTATTTACATCAGGCGGGAAAAATAGATTTACACTTTGAGACTGACAAATAAATTCTTGTCTCATACTTGCATGTTCTACTACCCACGATTGATTAATTTCTACTGCTGTTTTAAATATTTCTCTTTCTTCTTCTGATAAAATATCAAGGTGTTGGCAGCTACCTTTATTTGCAATAATGCTAGACCAAGTCTTATCATCATTACTTTCATACTTATCTAATATTTTTTCTAAAAATTTATTTTTCATTAAATAAGAACCAGATTTGGTTTTCTGTGTAAAAGCATTAGCTCTGTAAGGTTCTATACTAGGACTTGTGTTTCCACAAATAATACTAGAACTTGCATTAGGAGCAATAGCTAATAAATGTGCATTCCTTACTGAAGCAGTATCATCATCAGGACACGCCCCTCTTTCTACTGCGAGTTTATGGGTTTCTGACATTGCTGCTGCTTTTATATGGTTAAACATTCTCATATTACTGCTTGTTGCCCACATACCTTCAAAAGGAATATTATTTTTCTGAAGGTATGCATGGAATCCCATTGCACCTAAACCAATACTTCTTTCTCTAGATGCACTATACTTTGCTCTTTCTAGCTCATCAGGTGCGTTCTCTATAAAATATGTTAAAACATTATCTAGAAAACGTACTAAGTCAGGTATAAATGCAGGAACTTCTCTCCATTCGTCAAAATATTCCAGATTCACACTTGATAAACAACATACTGCTGTTCTTTCTTCATTTGTCGCAAGAGTAATTTCTGAACAAAGATTAGAATGATTCACTTTTAATCCTTTTCTTTTTTGAAAATCTGGCAAATCTGATTGCACAGCGTCTTCAAACATAAGATAAGGCTCTCCTGTTTCCATTCTATTTTGTAATAGTTTTACCCACAAAGTTCTAGCACTTACTACTTTTTTCACTTGACCACTGTGTGGGTCTATAAGTTCCCAACTGTCATCAAATCCTTCTATTTTTGTTGCTTTATGGATTATTTCCATAAATTCATCAGGTATAACTACCCCATGATGTAAGTTTGTACACTTACGATTTACATCGCCGCCTGTAGGCTTTCTAACATCTAAAAACTCTTCTATTTCAGGGTGTCTCATATGTAGATAAGAAGCATAGCTACCTCTACGAGTTACACCTTGTGAAAATGCCAACATTTCTGCGTCTACTACTTTCATAAAAGGTATAACGCCTGTTGACTCTGAGCCCTTAGATGTTTTTGTACCTTGCGCACGAACATCACTCCAGCCTCCGCCTATACCACCACCCATTGATGATAGGTAAGCATTCTCTGTATAATGTCCAGTAATTCCTTCTCTACTGTCTTCTATATAGTTAAGAAAACAACTGATAGGTAAGCCTCGTCTAGTTCCACCATTCGATAACACAGGAGTTGCAAACATAAACCACAGTTTACTAGCATAATCATATATTCTCTGAGCGTGAGCTTCATCGTCAGCAAAGGCTTCAGCAGCTCTTGCAAAGGCTTCTTGTGGGCTTCTTTCATCACCAACAAGGTATCTATCTTGTAGAGTCATTTTACTGAATTCTGTTAGTAGACTATCTCTACTGTAATCAATCTGTATCTTCATTCAAATACTCCAATATTTCTGAGGACAAGTCCTCTAAGTTTATGTCTGCTTCGATTAATGCTTGTTCTGAATAACTCTCCAAATCCATGAGTTCAGCGTTCAGTAATAATCTGTCTGCGTTTTCGTTAAGAGACTGTATAAATTTATACTTGCTGTCAATAGGACAAGCATTGTAAATATCAAATAAGTCTCCATACTGTTCGATAAGAGAAACAGCCCGTTTAGGACCAATCCCTGCTATACCTGGAATGTTATCTCCAGTATCCCCAGCTAGACATTTGAGGGTCAGATACTTATCTGGCTCAACATCATAGTGGTCTTCCCAATTATCTACAGTTATTTCTTTTCTAGTTACTGTGGAGAATCTAGAAACTCCGTCTTGAATAAGTAAGTCCCAGTCTCTATCAGATGATATTAACCAAATCTCTCCTATTCCAAATTCTTCTTTTTTGCCACAAATCCATGCAGCCAAGTCATCAGCCTCTAAGCCGTCTTGTCTAATTGTTAAATGTCCTTTTTTCTTTAATTGAGTAAAGGCATTTGAGAACTCACCCATAAACTGGGCAAACTCTGCTTTTTCTTGCGGTGTTTGTTCCGCATACTTATCCTTCCGATTCATTTTATAATCGGGATAGATATTTTTTCTATAGGTACTTCCACCATCGGCAAGGATTACTATGTTTCCACAGTTGTAAGATTTTGCCAAACTCTCTACTGTTCTTACATAGTCGTGTTTAAACTCGAGCTGTTTAGAGTGCTTCCACCTAAAGGCTACGTTTAGACCATCAACTATTAGTAAGTTCCCATTCTGGATCGGGTTCCCAAGGCTTGAGAAGTTTATCGCCATTTGTAAATTCCAATTTTTCGTTTTCTAGCCACTTTTCTGCATTCATTATATATGCACCGAGCCAGTTTATGTACATATATCGTTTTTCTACTATTGGTTTGCGTGTTGTTACTACAAACCAATTTGAATAATTCTGTTTCATTAATATAATTGGCTCTTGTTCCATTTGCTGAGCCTGTAATATTGCTTTGTTCCACCATGTTACAAGATTATTACTTTTCTGAGTAAATATCTTGTGAGTGAAACCCATATCCTTATAGTGTTTTACTTCTATAAGGAATAGGTTATGTTTATTTTCGACATACAAATCCCCCTTAATTTTACCACTTCCACTTCCAGGTGTCTGTATAAAATCTAGGTTTGTATGTCTTTTGAGCATTGCTGCTACTTCTTTTTCTGCTTTAGTTCCTTTCTGTCTTGCATTTACCATTTTTAATCTTTTTAAATATTAAGTTATTATTTTTTTGTACTAATTTAAAGGTTGTTCCTACTTCAACAAACTTTAAGCTGTCTATATCTTTATCTAAAAAGATATTTCCGTTCTTAGAAATCACAAAGTGATATCCTACATAACGAATTTCCTTCTGTTCCATCAGTCTTTTCCTTCGATGTTATTTAGATACTCTGCTTGTTCTAGCTTAGCCTTTTGTATACTATCCATTTCTTCTAGTACACAGTCAGGACACTTCATGCCTATTGGCAAGTACACTTTTTTGTTTGAGTGCTGACACTCATGATACCAAAAGGTATCACCTTCTTTATGAACCATATTACTCCAAACGACTAATATTTTCTTCCTTGATTACCTCAATCTTTGCTAGAAGTGGGTGAGTCCAACCATGCGATACTAAGTACGTATTTAGTTCTTCTCCAAGTAGTATTTCTACTAATTTCTCTTTACCCTCATCATCTAGTACACTTATTATTTCATCAAGAAATAATGTATTAATCCTTGAACTAGAAATACTACTCATAAGTTTTCGTATTGCTAGTAATGTTGCGGTGTTAACTCTTGCAAGTTCACCTGAAGACAGCGCAAGTATATCAACTATCTTTGCATTGTCAGTTATTTCTACATTGAGTTTATCATTTGTAACAACAAACTCAAGACTGAATCTACCATCAGATAGTTCAGATAAGTACTCATTTGTCAAATCTTCTAAGTCTTTTACTAGATTTTCAATCTTATATGCAAGTAGTCCGTTTGTACTAAATGCTTTTTTGAGTATTTCGAGATGAGCAGATTTTTCTTCTACCTTACCCAAAGCTGCGACGAGTTCTTCCAGTTGAGATTCCATACCATCAGATTGTTCCTGAATAATAGAGATACGAGTATTATGGCGTTCCGCCTTCATATTCTCCTCACTTATTCTATTTATCTCACTATGTATATTTCTCAATTTAGAAGAAAGTTCGTCAATCGAGGCAGAAATTTCGTCACCATCTAAAATTGTAGAGGGAAGACTACCGTCCAAATCACGAATATAATCTTCCTTCTGCCTTTGCTGGTTTTTCTGAATTACCACCAGTTTATTATGTTCTTTTGCTTCCGCAATTTTTCCTTTCAGTAATTCTGTTTCGTTTTCCGCAATCGTTTTCTGATTGAAGTAAACTTGATTGAGTTCCTCCACTTTTTCATCATCTACTTCCTGCTCACAAGTTGGGCATTGTCCATGTAATTCCGAGAGTTTATCCAAATGCGCTTGGGCTTCAGCTATCTTGGAACCGAAGGTTCCTTGTTGCTGCAGCATAGCGGTCAAGGATATCTCCTCTCCTACAGGTTCCAAATGACCCTGCTTCTCTAGGTCTGCCAGTTGCTCTTTTATAAAATTATTATCTATAATTTTTTTATTTTTTTCCGAAATTTTTTCAAAATCGCTTTGTAATTGCCTTAAAGTCTTCTCATCTTCTTCCGATGGTTTTGGTAAATCTAAGATAGGAAGTATGTCTATACTCTCTAATTTATTTTCTTCTAACCATTTCACTATTGTATCAGACTTAGAGTTCAAAGCATTGACTTCAAAAGAAACTTCTCTAGCTGCGTCCTTAAATATTTCAAAGAACTCTACATATTCTTCTAGCTTTAACAAATCAATGAGAAACTTTTTTCTATTTGTATCTGTTGCAGTTAGGAACTGTAATGATGTATTTGTATTCTGATAAACAAGTTGCGTAAAAGTCTTAAAATCAAGCCCAAGTAGTTCTTGAACTGTCTTGTAAGTATTCGTAGCAGTATGAGAGGAAATATCATCTCCATTTTTATACAGTTTACATTTTATAGATGCCTTACGAGATACATCAATCTCATAGTCATCTTCATCTACCTGAAAGGTAAGATTAATAGAATAGCCATTGTTGACAAATCTATTTTGTATTTCTTGCTTTTTTATCCCCTTACTATTCTTATTGAATAGGACTTCCTCGATAATAAGCGGAATGGAAGACTTACCCATTCCGTTTGTCCCAACAAGTTGGGTGAGGTTGCTGTCATTAAGGTCAAGAGTATTATTTTGGCCATAGCTGAAACAGTTATCCCAGCGTAGCTTCTTTAGAATAATCATTAAACACTCCCATTATTGATTTAATTTTTTCATCATTTAAATTTAGTATAGCACTTAAGTACTCTACCAGTTCTTCTTCCATTGACATCTCTTTAAGATTAAGTGTAGCTTCTGTACTTCGTTTTACTACTTTCTTATCCAAGAGTTCTGAGTTCTTGATGTTAGCCAAATCAGCTACATCACCCTCTATCTCGTAGATAGTATGGTGAAAATCTGTTGCAATCATTTCATCTTCACTTTCTACTGTTCTTCTCAATAATTGAGGTAAATTAAATTCTTCCCAATGCCAAGAGTCATCAGCTTCGTCAATTAAAAGATAGCCCGTCTTGACTACATCTCTGTGAAAAGATGTAGTCATAGGACTACCTGGATATACAATATTTCTCTGCGTATTGGAGTGGCTATGTAGGTCACCCGCGTATACTACAGGAAAGTCATTGAATCTATCCAAGTCAACCTCTGGAGTTACATGAGGGGGTATTTCACCCCTTACATGTGTGTACAAAGGTTTGTTGGTATTGCAGAACTCTATACCACCTTTTCTATGCAAGTCTGCATAAGGTAGTATAGTTCCCCATATATATTCTGTGGTTGTATCTACAATTTCAACTAAAGGATTTACATCAGATGTCGCTCTCTTTAGATTACTAAAGAATGTCTTGTGCTTTTTTGTTGCTTCATGGTTACCATCATAAATAATGGTAGGTATAGTTACATCTTTGATAAAATCAAAGTAAAGTGTAATTTCGTCCATTGAAGGAACACGGTCAAATAAATCTCCACCAATAATGTGCATACTGATATCTTCGTCTTTCTCTAGCTCATGAATAGCTTCGAAAAACAACTTGTATCTAGTACATGCCCATGCCATAGGGACATTCTTTTGTCCGAGTTTAATGTGCCAATCTGCTGTAAATAAAATCACCCTACGAAGTCATCTCCTGGCTGCCATGAGCAACCTGTAAGTCCACCACTTTGCAAAGCATTTAGTGTCCTTAGTATTTCTTCTGCATTTCTTCCTGTGTCAAGTGCATTGACTGAGTAGTGTTGAATTACTCCTTCAGGGTCAATAATGTAAGTAGCTCTGTAAGGAACTCCTTCTTTATCATTATAAACACCTAAGTCTTTTGCAAGTTCACTACCTGCGTCGCAGCATAAAGGGTGTTGGATATTTCTTATAATATCATTACTTTCTTTCCAAGCTAATTTACAATACTCATTATCAGGACTAAATCCTAATACATCAGCATCAAGTAACAATCTATCCATATCAGCTATTTCTGTTGGGCAAATAAATGTAAAATCTTTTGGGTAGAAATAAACTACACTCCACATATTTTCTTGAAGCACATCAATATCAATAAGTGTATTATCAATATCAACAGCTACTGCTGAAAAGTCTGGGAATTTGTCTCCTATCGTATAATCAAACATAATTTTTCTCCTAGCTAATGCTGAACTCTGAATCAACATCTGAAGGAGCTTCAGCACCATCAGAAGGTTGTGTTACTCTTTGCAAAAGCTCAAGCTGAGCATCTGCTGTTGGTCTTGGCAAGACATCGTCCATAGAACGAATATCAGCAATTTTTGCTACTTCTTCTTCTGTAAGAGGTCTTGGTTTGCACTTAAGTGCTTGTAGTCTGTACTCGACATTAAATGCCATAGGTCCAGTTTTAACTCTTTGGAAGCAAACGTCCCACCCATTCTCAGGGTCGGTTGGGTCGCCTAAATCTTCGGCAGCTACCATAATTTGTTCCATTAGTTTTTTCTTTAGATTAACAACTTTTACATTGCCATCAGTCGGGTCAATAGCTTGAATAGCATATGCCCAACCACATTTTAAGTCAGGAAAGAAAGACCTTACGTGGTCTGTTTCCTTGTTATTGAATGTTTCTGTATTTCTGTCAAAAGCTAAGCACTCCATAGGAATGTTTTTACCATTTTCACCTTTAATCCAGTAAACATATCTCGGCAGTATATCTCCTACTAGACGAAACTTGTTGTCTCCTTCTTTGTAAGTGTACTGGTCGATTTTATCTTTCTTTGCAGACCCTTGAGCCTGATTAAATTTTATTGCCATTTATGTTCTCCATTTAGCGTTATCTTCAAATAGAAAGTGTACTAGACCATTCTCTATCCGAAGCAATCTGTTGCGATTTACTATCGTTGTCGTTACAGGCAAATGTATCAACTCTAGTGTTGTTTGTCCTGTTTGTTTATAATTAAAATAATTTCGGTACGAAGCTACTGCGATATACTCCGCAGCTTCTTTATTGCTATAATTTCTTCGCTCTGCTAGTAATTGTCGAGGGTTTAGCAAAAAACTATCACCGACGAACGACTTCCCAAAATATTTATAGGTGTTGTCTTTTCTACTAGCAGGGATTCTCTTATAAGTTAATAAATGAATGATAGTAAGTATAGAAGTTGAATCTCCTTTGGTCTCACTATTTATCTTTTCCCAATTATATTTTATCATATATTATAACAATTTTTTAAACCCATGTCAAGTAATATTTTTCGGAGGTCCTTATAAGGTTGATATTTCATAACCCTGCTTGAGGTAGTAGCCTAGTCGTAAACTAGCCTGCCTCTTTGCGGTCTTTCCAATTAAATTAATATCTACTACTACGGGTTGTTGTTTTCCTTCGTAATCTCTAATTATTCTTCCAATGAGCTGTGTAAGTAACGGCTCGTTATTTACTGGTGTTGCTAATATTAAACAGCTAAGAATATTTAAAGAAATACCCTCAGAGAAGATAGACTGTGTCCCATACAGAACATTTTTATCCTCAAAAATCTGATTAATTATATCGGCTCTATCCTCGTGATGGATTTTGCCCGTTACACAAACTGCGCTATCACCAGTGAGTTCCGCGCAGTTCCTGAGGAAGTCTACTCTATCAGATACTACTAACACTTTATGACCTTTGGCCGCATACGATGATGCAGTCATAGCCACAGAATGTTGATACTCTGGGTTGTAGGCTAACTCATTTATTCGATTGGCCCAAGGTATTCCATTTCCGTCCATGAACCTTATAGCCATGGGTAGGATATGAACTTTAGGCATCATAAAGTTTTCCTTTGGTGGTTTTAAAACATTATCTCCAAAGTAATCACGAAACACTACATGTCTACCATCTTTTCTTTGTAATGTTCCTGTAAGTCCTATTTTATACCTTGCACAATTTTTATCTATAATTCTAGAAAAAGTAGGAGCACTACAATGGTGCATTTCGTCAAGAATAAGAGTACCGAACTCTTGTCTAATTTTTGGAATCTTTCTATACAAACTCTGTATATTCCCAATAACGATTTGCTTATCAAGTTCAAATTTTCCACTACCTATAATTCCTGCTTTAAATCCAAATACTTTTTCTACTTCATCCTCCCACTGCTTTCTTAGAGCTAAAGTGTGGGTAACTACTAATGTTTTTTGTCCTAGTTTGCCAGCTATTGCAAGACCTGTAAATGTCTTACCCCAACTTACCCAAGCGTTAATAATGCCGCCATCTCCAATCTCATCATATACTGATTGTTGGCTTGGTCTTAATGTCAAATTAAACTTGGGGAAGTCTACTGGTTTTACTACTCTCTTATCTACTACTTCGTGGTCTGCAGGGATTAGGTCTATTCTGCCCACCGGTATAGCTACCAATCCCTGTCTTATAAGTGCCATATTTTTTATAATGAGTGGTGGGTCACCGAACTTAAACGAAGGTATGGCATACGTAAGTTCGTCATCAATCTTTTTCTGTTGTGCAGGCAGTACTTCTATATAAATTCTGTCGCTTATAACTGCCTTCATATCTTTCTCCAAGAATCCTTTTTCTTTGTAGGACTTGTATCATAAACTAACCAAGGAGCTCCATCTCTGTATAGCATGCCTGCCCATGCTTCGCTACCCGCCAAGGGTCTGTCTATATCAAAAGGGTATGGGCAGCCTTTTATCCACAACACGCTTGTAACAATTCTTTGGTCTACTCGTTTTATTTTGTGATATTTTAGCGGAGCTTTAGTATTTTTATTTTTGACAAACCATTTTCCAGTACTATCTATATAATACTTACCTTGATGTTCAAGATAACCTCTAATACTTTTAATCATAGATTTTAAAGGATATATACTTTTCATTGGCGTTTGTATTCTTCTCATGCCTAAAGTTTCTCCTTTCATGTTAGTATCATCTAACACTTGGTTTTCTATCCATAATATACCATCTATGAGCATTATATCGTCTGTGTGTAGTACAAAGATGGGGAATTTTATTTTATCATATATCATATTTAGCTTCAAACTTACCTAGAGAGTAGTCATCATGTACATCAAAATCACAGCCTACTGGTGTGCCTGGTATACTAAACCCTCTATCCTGTTGTATGAAACCTTGTAATTTTTCTGAGTAATGTTCTATTTCATCTTCTGGTACTTCCGCTAGAATTGAGTCATGAACTAAAGCAAAAATTTTAGACTTCATGCCTGTACTTTTTATATACGCGTTCATATCTATAGCACCTAGTAAGTTGATATCAGAAGCCACCGACTGAACTAAAAAGTTCATACCTGACCTGACTTCATGACTTTGTATTCCTTGATTGTCAGATTTAACATTTGGTAATCTTCTCTTTCTGCCAGTAGCACCATAAATAAATCCATTATCCATAATAAACTTACTAGATAAATCTATCCACTTCTTGAGTTTAAAGAACTGTTTGAAGTAATCATCAATAACTTCTTGAGCCTGTGTTTTACTAAAGAAAGTACCTGAATCTGTACTAACTTGCTGAGATATCTTGTTAGCTCCAGCACCATACATAATACCGAAAGTAACAGCTTTTGCAGCTTGTCTGTCTGTAGGATAAAGCTCTGCAACTTCATCTGCCTCACAAGGTAAGTTAAATACTAACTTAGCAATGTTACTGTGAAAATTACCACCATCTTGAAATACTTTCATAAGGTTTTTATCATCAGCCAATACAGCAGCCACATATACTTCTGCAGTTGTTAAGTCCATTGCAACAATCTTATGTCCTGGAGCAGCTTTGATACAGCCTTTCACAATAGGATTATCTCTAGGAATTTGTTGCATATTCATTTTGCCACTAGAAGATAAACGACCTGAGGTTGTGCCATGCAAATTAAAGCCTGTACGCAATCTACTATCTTTATCTAACTGTGGATAGATTTTATCTAAATAAGTATTCTTAATCTTAGACTTTTGCCTAATAGAAAGAATGTGTCTAGGAATTTCGTGTTGCTCTCCTAGTTCTTTTAGCACTTCTGCATCTGTTGAATCTGCACCTGTGCCAGTCTTTTTGCCTGTGGGCTTTAGCCCGACAAAATCAAACAGTAGTGACCTAAGCTGTACTGTACTGTTTGGATTAAATTCTTTGTCTTTTGCTTTTTCAAATTGTTTAACAGCAGGAAACTCGTATAGTTTTGCTACTGCTTCA